CTTGACCATCCGGATGACCCGACGTATGGATGGTGTTCCCGGCGCGGTGCGGAGGGCATCATCAAAAAAGTAGGCTACCTGTGCGTGATTGCTGTGGCGATGGTTGTTGATTATCTGATTCTCAGAGTGGCAGCGGAGGCAGGATTTGAAGTAGCGACAAAGGCATTTTTTGGACTGTTGGTAGCAGTATGGTACGTCCTTAACGAATTATTATCCATAATCGAAAATGCAGGACGCATGGGAGCACCAGTGCCGGAATGGCTGATGAAATATGTCTCTGTGTTGAAGAATAAGATTGATTCTCAGGGCGATGGAACGGAAGAAAGGATACAGTGATCCGATAATCTCCCACGCAGGGTTAAGCGTGATTCTGGGGCGGCTTCGGTCGCCCTATAAAAATAATAAGGAGAGCAGAGCATGAAAAAACTTTTTATTTCACAGCCGATGAAAGGCAAAACAGATGAGGAAATTTTAAAAGAGAGGGAAAAGGCAATCGCCAGCGCAAAGAGAAATTTTGTAGAAGACGAAGAAATAGAGGTTATTGATTCGTTTTTCCAGAGCGCGCCTGCGGATGCGAGACCTTTGTGGTTTTTGGGAAAATCTTTGGAATTGCTTTCGACTGCGGACATTGTGTATTTTGCAAAAGGATGGGAAAACGCAAGAGGCTGCCGCATTGAAAATACCTGTGCCATTGAGTATGGGATTGATGTGATCGAAGATTATACGGAGGACTAAGAGTATGGGAAGCAAAGAGTTTTTAGAAAAAAGTAAACAGGTTGTAGTGGATTATTTCAACAGCCACGCGGACAAAACTGACCAGAAGCAGATTACAGGGGATGACGTATTCGTGGTTTGGTACTGCAAGACGCTTCAGAACCACAAGGCACTGCTGAGCACAAATGTTTCTGACGGTATGTATTATGAGATCACCCATAACGGTGACAAGCAGGAAACCTATGTGGACGCTTACAAAAAATGGGAGAATTTTGTGGTGAGGTAATGCTTATGTGGAAAGGAATTGACGTATCAGATAACCAGGGCACGATCAACTGGGCACAGATCCCCGAGGACGTAGATTTTGCGGTCTTGCGTAGTGTGCGCCGATCAGGCAAGGCAGACCATCAGTTTGCTACAAATCTGGAGGGATGTCGGAAGCACAATATACCTGTGTCTGTATATAAGTATACCTACGCAGCTACACAGGACGCAGCGCGACAGGAAGCACAGCAGGTCGTGGAACTGTTGAGGTCACATCATCTGACCGGTATGGTCTGGTGGGATGTAGAGGACAAGGACGTGCTGCGGCCGCTGGGTGCTGCAAAGCTGACGGAGTGTATCCGTGCGGCGCAGGAGGTTATCACGGCAGCAGGGTACGGTTTTGGACTGTATGTTGGGTTGTATGTGTATAAGGAGCGCTGGTTTGACTTTAATGCGTTTGCCGGGACGCGGTTGTGGATAGCACGTTATTATCGCGGCTATCGTACAATGCGGTTTGATGATGAGCCGGATCAGAAATACAAGCCTGATGTTGACGGTGATATATCTGGGTGGCAGTACACGAGCTGCGGCGAGATCCCGGGCATCAAAGGCGATGTAGACCTTGACATAGCCTATGAGGATCCGATGCTGTGGTCGCAGCCTGCGGTGGAGCCGGGCGTGATCTATACAGTATCGGTGGCAGATGTTTGGACACGCGAGCAGGCGGAGATTCTCCGGCAGCAGTTTGAAGCAATGGGAATTAACGGGATTATTCATGAAGTGAGAATAGTGGAGTAACGGAGGGACCGGGCACTTGAGGGGTGTTCCGGTCTTTTTTTGTGCCTTAAATCATGGCAATATCTACTTTTGAACGAAATATAAATGAAAATAAAAAATGCGAAAAGAGCAAGAAATAATAGAAAACTCGTGTTGCATTTCGTGTTGCATGGGGATACAAAATAATATAAAAAAGCATATATAAATACGCTAAACAGTATAAGAAGAAAATATTAAAAGTCCAGAAAACCGCGTAAATACAACAAAAAACCGCTGAGTCGCAAAACTCAACGGTTTTTAATCAGTCGGAGTGACAAGACTTGAACTTGCGGCCTCTTCGTCCCTAACGAAGCGCTCTACCACCTGAGCCACACCCCGATGTGCCGTAT